ATCTTTTACTGCATTATTACTGGTAAGTGTCCAATTAGATGATAGCCAGCTGTCAACATTATTATCCCATCCATGATCAGTAGGGGCATCATCTGCGACTGATGAACCTATCCATGATGCACCACGCCCATTTAATTCATCAGCACCAAGAGCGTAGTAGGTTTCGCTTACTGGACCATCAGTAGCTGGATCATAATTATATTCCCAATCTGTCTCAAATACTCCTATCCCATATCCTGGGGCAGTATTAGGTACTGTTGTGGCAATATCTGGTACTGTACTAGCATAATCCTTAAAACGAGGTGATATACCGATACCACCCTGCATATCAACAACTGCATTCTGAATATCAGAAAATTGATTATTACCAATATCTCTAGAGTTTTTTAAATTATTTAAACCGCCAGAAAAATCATTTAATGTATATATTTGCTTTGGCATTAGATTTTTATTGGATACCTCCATCCACAAATATCATCTATAATAAGCTCTTCTAAATCTAAAGCAAAGGTTCCTGTAACATTCGTATTTTCCTTTTTAATAGAATAATTTAGAAAAATACCAACAGGCTTCTTTTTCTCCTTGGCTAAATTTCTATTGTTCTTCTTACCCATCCGTAGTAGTACTTCATAAGTGTCTTATTCTTCATACAAATTCTTGCATAATGAAATATTCTAAATGCCAATAGTCTATCTTTCTCCAAAGACTTCGATGCCCTCAAAGTATTAGGACCAATCCTGCCATCTACAACTAGATCTTTGCCTTTATTCTTATGATTGCAAGCTTCCTGCAGTATCTTAACTGCCCTACGCTGACCAAAGTTTACTACCATATCAAAATACATATCCTGTAATGGCTCTGGTAAACTTGATGCTTTAGACGGTCTCCAATACTTCTCTAAGTAGATAATAACCGCCTCATCCTCAGTAAGATTCTCTACATCTACATCAGGATTAGCACGTTTAGATATACCATACTTAGTGACTCCACCAGGATCATCAGGATCTTTAGTTAGCTTTGCTCCGCCTTCTCGTCTAAGAACTTCTTTTATAATCTGAGAATTCATCTATTAGAATCTCCAGACAAGTTTCCCAGCAGCTACTACCACATCCATGCATTCTTTTGCAAGTTCTTGTTTTTCAGCTTTAGTAATTTCACCATCTTTTGAAGCTTCATGATACTTTTGAGCAACATCTTTTACTTCTTTTATTATTATCCTGTACTTTGTAGCTGCCATAGTTCCATATGCACCTATAAGTATAACTGCTAAATATGCAGCATTGGACCAGTTTAACCATTCCATTATATTAACCTCATTATTATTGATACAATTAACGGTACGATAAGAATACCAACAGTCCCAACAGTAGTGATTTTAGTTATATTAGTTGCATTATCACTTACCTGACCATTCATCTTATCTAAATTCTTTTCAATGCGTTGCAATGATTTAAATATACTTATCTGTCTTTCCTCTAATTTTACAAGTTTAGCGGTAGTTTCCGCCCTGTATAAATCTGTTGAATTATTTGCCATTGATCCTACTCACGCTCCCTTTAACCTCCATCATAACATCACTGAGGTCATTAATTTCTTTGATAATATCGAGATTGAATTTTTCTCTGGAATTGTCTGATACATTTAAACGATCAACCAACTTAATCACTATACTCTGTGAGTTAGACATCTCAGTAGCTAGTTTTGTTATATCATTTTTGATCTTATCCAAATCATCAGTCTGCTCTCTCTGACTGCGAATCAAGTTCATAATCATAAAAGCAAACAGAACACAAACCAGACCTGCAGCTCCTGCTTGTAAATAAATATCTATAAATTCTTTCACTATATTTAATTCCCTGGAAGTTTACCATGTATACTTACATAATGATTTATTTTAGCCAATATCTCACTAAAAGACATAGCCTTCACTTCTTTTTTTTCTTTCGCCAACTTAATGGATTTAGGTTTAGTTCTTTTTGGTACCATTGTAATTCTTTTTCCATTTTAGCATAACGTATTTGTTCTTCCTCTATATGTCTATCAACCAGTTCACCGATTTGGGCAGTCGAAGTAGCCATCCCCTCTTCAAGGGCTTCAATTCTTGCGACAATATTCCAGAAACCGTAAACCAACATGCCACACAGAACCAGAATCTGTCCCAACCATTTAATGTTGAAAGAGAAAACCATGTTATCATCCACGAGAGTTCCCCGATAGCTTCTGGCTGTAGGTGGCTTACCACTCACTTAATCTCCCAGCCAGCTATTGACCAACCTGAATCACATCCTAAAATAGAAACAAGCACAAAAACTAGTAAGAGAAACAAAATAGAACCAGCAAAGATCCTATATTTAGACCATAATACAGCACATAAACTCTTCTTTTTCACACGAAGCATCCTATCAATTCTAGTAGTTCTTCTTATCCTCTGTAAGCGATGCATGTTGCTGTAGAGTTTGTATGGTTAATAATCCCACTAAAATTTCCATATAATATTTCTCCAGGCACCATATAAAACCAGGCAGAACTAAGATCATCGCCAATATTAGATGTAACCTTTAATTGCAAATATTCAACAGCAGCATCTCCACCACCCTTACCGAGAGCTTGTATTGCAATCCATGCTCCACTGTCAGGTTCAGATGTATCTGAATTATATTCTGCAATAAGATCAAAACCTTTTTGACCTATAGCCAAAGATGTAGCTTCAGCTGCAGTATATTCATTTAGTCCTTTAGTCATTATTTCCTCCTAACTGCACCCTGAAAAGGTTACAATAATTATTAGTATACCAAGTAAAATAAGAATACATCCCGCAAATGCTTTGAATTCATTATGTTTCATATCACTATCCAAACAGCAATAGCGGTTTCTACAAACAAGTCTGCAGCTGTATTATAAGCCCATCTTTTCTTAGTGCCATACACTTCTTCAGTACCTTCTATGAAATACTCTGCTACTTCCCATAGTAGACCAAGCCCAAATACAGCCATTACAGCCCAAAAAGCACCTGACCCTAACCATAGTGCCACTTTACATATAAAAGCTCCACCTGCAAGGTGATAGGCAGTCCAATGGTCCAATTGACCACTTAATAACTGCCATTGAACGAACTTATGTAATGGTTTAATCATATTCTATCCTTTACTCAGATGTTTAGATACTTCTCTACTACCTAAATATTGAGGAACAATTCTTGACAGCAACTGTGATTTAGTTTCACTTGACTTATAAGAAATTCCTCTCTTATTATAAAAATCTTTTATATCAGTTTTTGTATTTGAACTAACAGGATATTCTGATTGCAATGTAGCTATTCCATTTATTATATGATGCTTACCAATTATTATTCTACCATGTCCATTTTCATGTTTTTTAGCACATTCATCTACATAAAATTCTTCTACAGTTTCAAAACTATTTGAACGCTTTGCTACAGATCCATCCACTTCTACAAAATATTTATATCTAGACGCAGGATAAGTCAAGGTTTCGGAAGTTCCATCCTTGTGTGTCTTGGTTCGGGTGACCCCTGGTGTGGTATTAATATGGAGGGTTACACGAAAACCCTGACTACACCTGCGTATTATCATTTATGCCTCAACTTCAGATTCTTGATAACGAGTAAAATCATCAGCTGATTCTTCTTCCTCAACTAATTCTGGTTCTTTTTCCTCTTCTTGCTCTTTTTGAACAAAAGTTTGTCTAAGTACCATTATTTGACCAGATTCCCATCGTTGAAGTCTTACAATCTGGATTCTGTACTGCTCAATATCTGCTACAATAGATTTTTGATAATCAGTTAAATCATCGTATTGATACTCTTTACCATCTAGATTCAGAGCAGGCTTAGGTTCATTGTTTTCTTTTGCCATGTTCTATTCTCCTGTTTTGTTGTTATTTTGCTTCTAATACTTCCACTTTTGCGGACAATTCTTGTATTGACTTCACAAGCATCGGTATCATTCTCATCATTGAAAGTGATTTTAAATCGTCTACTTTTTCCTCATCTATAGTTCCAGATTGCACATTAACGTAATTAGATGCTACATCAAGCACTTCATCCGCAATAAACCCATATCTGGTTATACCATCATCACTTCCCATTTCACCTTTGCCATTATATTTATATGTTCTTGGTTTTAATTGATTGACGATAGAAAGACCATCAGTTAAGTCTGCTATATCCTTTTTAACCCTTACATCTGATAGGCTTGAAACACTTCCATCGTTAGTATAAAAATCTCCACCAGTATGAATCATAGCCCGCAAGGTTACTGAAGCCGCCCCACCGTTGGCGTAAAAGTTTAAATTAGTTTTAACATCATCATCACCTGCATTTCCATTTGTTAATGCCTCAATTCTTGCTCCTTCTATGAACTGGTCTCCATCATAACCTTGGAATGAGATAGTACCCTGTATCGC